TTCCAATTACCTCGCATGCGCGATGACCTATTCAAATAATCTTTTCTCCGAGTTTTGTTTTTATGTTTAGTATAATCCTCGTATCCCATTTGACCAAAATAAACCCACTTGTCCGTTTTTGGGTCTTTCACCATATACTTCTTCTCCTTGCGAGTGCTTCTAAAAAGCTTACCATTTTTCTTACCTAAATACTTGTAGGCCATTCGTTGTGCTTGAGCAGGATTTGAATATTTATAAATGTTGTCTCTCATAATATACATATAAACATATTTTAATTATGCCTTTGAAAATTAAAAAATTGATTTCAAAATATAACATAAATATATATTATCAAATACTTAAAATGACCACAAGTTCAACTACATCCATTTATTTCAAAGTTGCCAGAACCACTCGGACTGCGTTTTACAACGTAGATTTGAACTGGACTACAGAACAGTTCATCAACATCATGAGAGAAAAAGTTATTGAAGATTTTAATCTGGAAAACGCAGAGTTTGTGGACACTGCGCAAGAATTAATAGGAATTGCCGGAGAAGATGCTCCAGCTCTAACACCGAGTGACATGACAATTCGCAATTATTATGGCAAGCACATTTATAATTTGGCATTTTATATTCGCCCTCTTCCAGCAAATGGCATAAATATTGCCCCACCAGAAGAAGTTCCTGCTTTCTCTCGTGAACGTGCTTGTGCAATTTGTTTACAGAGAGAAAGAACCCTATTATTTATGCCATGCAATCATCTGTGTGCCTGTGCAGAATGTGGACTAAATCCCAATATTAGAACGTGTCCTATTTGCAGAGCGGCTTTCAACAATCGGATGGTTATCTACGTATAACCAAAATATCATCTTTCAATTTAAAAAATTGATTGTTATTTAATTTGCATATTATATAACAACCCAAAATGAAGACAGACGAACTAGTAGAAGGAAAAAAATATTACTTTTATGAAACACCACCAACTAGTCCAGAGCAGGTTTATAGAGCAACATATTTATCAATTGCTAGCAACTTAGTTATGAGTTATCTAGTAAAAAATCAGTTTGACCCATATACAAATCAAAATATCCTACAATACACTCCATTAAATTGGTTTACAAAAGTAGAAACACTTGATGAAATTTTATCAAACACTACGTTACCAAATGATATAATAATAATTATTGATGAATACTTGTAATTTATATCTTCTATATAAATATGATTTAAAAACTATTACAAAATATAATACAAAAATTTTTTAATGAACAATACAAAAAAAGTAGCTATTATTTATACAGGCCTCGTCCGAACTATTGAAAAAACCATGAAATATTTTAAAGAAAATGTTTTATTAGATGAAAACCGCCACATTTTTGCTTTATTGCAAAGCGATAATATAGAATATTACGATAAATTTCTTAGAGAAAACGTTGGAGAAAATTTAAAAAGCATAAAATGGTTACATAATAACGATGAAGTATGGATGAATACAAGAGAACAATTATTGTCAAACATGAATATAGATGAATCTTGGAAGCATTATTTGCGAACATCAGGTTCTATGATTGAATATTATCAAATGTATTTGGCTTACCAGGATATAGAAAAAAAAGAACAAGAAGATAATTTTAAATATGATTATATTTTAAGAACGCGATGCGACATTATTTTAACCGACCCTATTTATTTTAATTGGGAAGACAAGTATTCAACCTCAAAAATAAAAGAAATGCTAGAAGAAATAAAAACATTTGGAAACTATGAATCAATTTCGTGTAATGAAGTTTTAACTTCATTTATGAATTCTTTTTACAATAATAAAAGAATGTTATGTAAATCTATTTTATATAAAAATATATTAAATTTTGATTATAACAATTTATTAAAATCTAACACAGAAGAACAATTATTAGATTCAGTGCATAATTATTTATTAGACGGCAAGTATATTATAACAATTCGTGAAAACCTAGTATATTTTATAAAAAGAAAATGGTTTTCCAATATACCACGGTTAGGAATTACATATGGTTCTCATATTATGCCAAATAATGACTATTGGTTCAATTCTGAGTCACAATTAAAACAAACATGTATAGAAAGTAGTTTGGATATTTTTGATTCTACCACACATCTTGAAAACAAATCACTGTATGAATACTACGAGCCAAATTATTTTGATAACAATGGTATGCTTATTCAATCAAATGATTTTTTTTGTTTTATTAGACGAAATTAATATATTAATTTATATTTGCAAAATTTATTTTGTATTCATAATATAACTACAAATGTGTCGTTTATTTTTTTCTATAACAAAAAGTTCAAGAAACAATGAACCAAAAAGACAATTATTAAACTTTTTTGATAAATGCGAACAACAAGATATAAAAGATGGTTTTGGAATTTGTTGGTATAATGACAAGGACTGGCACACGTACAAAAAACCGCTCCATTACAGAGACGACCCACACATATTTAAAAAAGTGGACAATATTTCTAGTAAAGTTATTTTAGCGCACGCCAGAAATATCAATAAAACAAATGTATCAAAATATCGCGTTAAAAAGGAGAGGTGCATTGAAAACACTCATCCCATTTCATACAAGGATACAATATTTATGCATCATGGTGATTTATTATTAGAAACACAAGAGGGATTAAAAGGTTATCAACGATTCAAACATTTACCTGAATTCAAGCAAAAGATTAGAGAAATTATCGCATTATTAGACCCAGTATTATTAAAAGATATGAAGGGAAATACAGACAGTGAGCTACTTTTATTTTTATTTCTCTCTGTTAAGAAAACTGTTGAATTAGAAAACCCTAAAGTAAAAGAAGAAGACCTAATTACGCATAGTTTTAAAAAGATGATAAAATTAATAAAAGACACAAAATTAGTTAATAGGTCTAATATTATTCTTGCACATGACGATTATATTTTAATAGCAAAAATAATTAAAAATGATTCCGCATTTATTGCGGGTGGTTTAGATATTTATGTTGACACAATTCCCGGTGGATTAATCATTTCCAGCTGCAATTTATCACCAACTGCAAAAAACATGAAAAGCAATACAGCTATCATTGTGAATCATAAAAAAAATACAATAAATACAATTAATGTTTAGACAAGATGTATATTATTTATAAATTTGGCGACCGATGAACTTGAAGATTTACACAACCTCCGCTCCACTGAACAATGTGTTCATATTTTTTACTTCCGGCTTATCTTGTTCCATGTAGAACAATTTTTTAATTTGTTCGTCATTCCTCAGACGCACTGAATATGTTTGTTGAATGTTATTTCGGCCAATCCTACCAATAGCTTGAACCATTTTTTCTTGAGTTAAAACCAAGTCTTTACTCAAGTATCCGTGACAGAACTGGTAGTTAGTTCCATAAATGTAATCACTAGAGGCAATTATCATATAGAGTTTTTGTGTATCCGCCAGCTTCTTCATAATTTCTGTGTATGTAATATCTGGATGATTTGTGAAAACACCAATGCCCATTAGCAGCAAAATCTTCCAATTGTCCGTAACATTCTTCAACATCATGATTTCAATCACTGTTTGGTCGTCTATATCACTTGTAAATGCAGAACTTATTGGTTGGGAATCCGCCCATTTTTTCAGATGCATAACCTTGTTTGGAACAAACGTCTCGTTCAACTCGGCCGTCTTGATCATTGATCGCAATCTATCAAGCTCTTCGTTAATCTTATTCATATCCTTATTATTTTCATTTGGCATATTAATCTTCTTACTGTCATCCTTCTTAGAATAATTTTTTCCACCGTATTTGCCTCCACCATCCGACTCTAAAATCTTGGTTTTGCTCTTCTCCTCCAATGTTTCCAGTGTCTTTTCAAGTTCATCAATTCTTTCATTAACACAATTATTAAATTCAATCTTTTCAAGAATGGCTTCCATTGCTTGAACTGGAATGTTTGCCTGTTGAATGCAAAATTTGGCAATTTTCTCAACGTCTTCTGCTAGAAAGATTGTTGGACCATCTGTAAGTGTATACGCATCCTTTGTGCTAACATAAATAGCACTGTTTCCTAAATCTTTTTCAGGAACAATAGAAGGGCTAACAATTTGTTCGCTCATCATCTTTGTGAGAGGCTTTCCTGCGTTTGAATGAGAATCTGAATTATAACCACCTCCAACACCCGGTCCAACGCTTGTAATCTTTCTAAGCTTGTTACCATTTTCGTCAATGCTATTATTCTGAGCAATTCTTCGTTGTCTTCCAATTGTTAGCGATGTGTAAATCTCCATCCAAGTTCCGGATCTAATCTTGCCAAGTAGCTTCAAGTAATGCAACTTGATATTTTGCATAGTAATGTCGTCCAATGTTGCAAAACACCTGTCTATCTTTGCGCTATTTGAACTTACAAAGTTGTTTTTCTCCACGAAGATAATGAATTTTACAACTTCTTCCAAATCAAAATACCTAAGCAACGTCAAGTTTTGTTCACAGTGTCTTGCAATCTCCAATATAGTTTCATAATTCTGACTCAAAAGATGCGGCAATACTACATAACCGCTTTTATTAATAATTGGAATAGATTTTTTGCAATCGTGACTAACAATGTTGTGAATTTGTGCTCCTGGGAACTTATCTGCAAAGTTTTGTGTTGAATTTGGCAGCTCGTGAAGCTTTGGCAAAGTAGCAGACGACAAAACCATATTTGGAATCAAGTTCTCCCTCCAGTTCCTATTAATATATGGATGCAACTCGTGAGTTTCCCGATCCATTGCAATAGTTGGTTCATCCCAACATGTAACAATATTTTCTGCAGGATTGAATGCAAGCATATAATACATCGCAAATAAATAAGACCGCACGTCACAAATCATAATCTCCACCTTGTCACCAACACTATTGTCCACCTTTCCAACACCTCCAGATTTTCTGTTCTTTTTATATTCTTTTGCCGCAAAGAAGTGCAACCTTATGTCATCCGCGCTTGTACAACCAAATGCAAATGCAATTTTTTTGTTCATTGAAATGGCCGACCGAGCAATTGCCAGACCAACATGTCTTGCTGCGCACACAAATATGACACGAAACTGTTGAGAAAGTCCAATTGGCGTCAAAGTCTTACCCGTTCCAGTGGGTGCAATATATAAGACCAACTTTGGCACGATTGAAGGAACTTCTTGGTCTATTTTACAAGTGGTTTCATGCTTAGCCTCTTCACCGGATGACTCGTCCTCGTCATCAAACTTTTTATTTTCCCTGAATTTTTCAAGACGAACCGCAAAATGAGGATTTTTCATTATTGTGAAAATCTCTTTTTGATGCTCATACAACATCATGTCGGCGTTCTTGAGTAACAACTCATTTCTTTCAATATACTCCACCGAATTTTCAATCATGATTGTCATGTCAATTTCCTCCTCAAATTTAGCCAGAACATTTGAAACCAATTGCTTGATGTGCTTGTTAATATTTGAAATAGTATTTCTATTTAATTTATACATTGTAAAATAATGCAGAAGCCATTCATTTGACCCTTTTTCATTAGACATCATCAACTTTTCAAGGACATCAATCAACAATGTTTCATAAACAACTGGAATTCTTGAAACATCGCTTCTCTCTAACCTAATCAAATCGGCCTTTTTCATTTTTGGATTGCTGTTTGAACCTACTTCCAAAGACTGGCCACCTTTTGGACACTTTGCTCTTAGTTTTTTAATTCTAGCGTCAAAATACTTGTTATACAAGTAATCTTCCATCTCATTGTTATTTTCAACCTTCAAATATGAAAGTAATGAAATGTTCTTATTATACTTAATATTAACGGCTGCAGTGCCATTAATGATTAGCTGCAAAACTTCTTTTTCTTCCGCCGACACAGGAACTTCAATAGATTCCCATTCCGATTTATTTAGCTTTCTTTGAGTTAGATCCATGTCTGATAACTTATTACTTTTTATGTCATTATAACTTTATATTTTCATTTCAATTTTATTTTAAAATTGATCGCAATAATGGCTTAAAAAAGAAAGTATCCAATATATAACTATGTCGGCAATAATGCAACCCAATTTTGTTTCAATTGAGGGAAATATTGGCTCAGGAAAATCAACACTTCTTGCCAATTTAAAGGAAGCATTGAAGGACAACAAAAAGGTTGTCTTTTTGAAGGAACCGGTTGATGAATGGGAAACAATTAAAGATGTCAATGGATGCACAATGTTGCAAAAGTTCTACGGTAACCAGAAAAAGTATTCGTTTTCGTTTCAAATGATGGCGTATATTTCCAGGCTTGCAACATTTAAGCAAGCAGTAAAGGAAAACCCTAAGGCAACCATTTTCATTACGGAGCGCAGCTTGGATACTGACAAGTACGTATTTGCACAGATGTTGTTTGATGACAAAAAGATTGAAGATGTCAATTTTCAGATTTACCAAAAATGGTTTGACACTTTTTCACAAGAATTTAAAGTTACTGGATTGATTTATGTGAATACTCTTCCTGAGATTTGTCATCAAAGAATCGTGAAGCGCTCTAGAGAAGGCGAGGATTGCATTCCTCTTGAATATTTACAGAATTGTGGTAATTACCACGATTACATGATGTCTGTAATGGCTGATTCGCCAATACTGAAGCTGAATGGGAACGTTGATATTTATGAAAACACGGAAATTTTAAGTGATTGGGTTGATAAAATTAAGGAGTTTATTCATTGTTTTGGAGGCGCAGAAAACACGAAAAACCCTACGTCAGTTTATCATTTTGCAGAGTATAACAGGCCATTCTAAACCAAAGTTATAATAAATACATTCATCGTCTAGATTTAGTTCTTTTATTTTTTCTCGCCTTTTTAGATTTGTTTTTTCTAACCTTTCTTGTTTTTTTGGATTTTCTTTTATTTTTTCTTGTTTTTTTTCCACCCTTTGTTGCAAATTCTAATAAGTCTGCAATTTTTTGCTTATCTTCTGGTGTATACGCATGACGCAATGGAGTTTGGTAATTACTGAACCGCAACATATCTTTAATTTCGTCATACGTATATTCTTTTCCGTCGCTCAACTTTATTCTTAGAGCTTCTTGCTTTGTTGGTTCTAAGCTCACCATATTTGTTCCTCTTTTATTTGGAGGTATTTCAAATTTACTAGCTGGCCTCTTTGATCGTATTCTACTAACAATGCCTGTTGGTGCAGCTTCTGCTTGAACATTTTGTTTGACGACTGCTTCTTGGGTATTGCGTAAATCATGTTCGTAATACTCATTCATATGACCACACTCCTCCGTCATCCATTCCATTAAAGGTTCAACTTGCTCACGATATGTTTCAAATGTGCCATCGTCTCCTTCGTCAGTGTTTATTTCATTGCATATATCTATAAAGGAGTTATAATAACCGTAGTCATCAGATGTAATGTAATTTTTGTCTTCAAGATGATCTAAATACTCCCTTAAAAATGGTGTATAATCCTGAATAAAATAAATAAAATCATAAGTAGATATAACTTCTGGGTCACCATACTCTTGTTCAGGAAGAAAAGGATGTCTTTCTTCTTCGTTTGCCATTATATATATTCAAACAATATAAAACTTTTTATATTAATAATATTATTTGCTGTAAATGTCAGAACCTGAATTAATTGTAGATTGTCCTCATTGTAAAGAACCGGTTCTTATTGAAAAACTGAATTGTCACATTTTTCGTCACGGAATTATTAAGGAAACTGGAAAACAAATGGACCCACATGCTCCTAAAAATATTTGCGATGAATTAGCATTTAATAACCAGATTTTTGGTTGTGGTAAACCTTTTAAAATTGTAAAAAAAGAAGATGGAACATATATTTCTGAAATCTGCGAATATATTTAAATTTTATACGTTCTTTTTGGCCATACGCCTCCGCATTTTGGGCCACGTTTCATAACTTTCCTTAAACTTTTCATACGCATCATCATAAGCATCAGTGTCTTCAAGCAAATCGTTTTTATCCAGTTCTTCATAAGCTTCTGATTTTTCAAAATCTAGCAGTAATATTTCCCAATAAGGTTCATTTGGATTTTCATCAATAAAATTGTCACAATGTTCACAGCAACCAACACCATCCACGTCTTTGTAATTTCCAATATAGTTTTTACATTTAGGTAAACCACCTCGGCACTTCTTTCTATAAATTCTTTTTGTCTCTTGCTTATCCATATCAAAGTTGCTTTATTTTGATATAGATTACTGAAAATCAATTTTATTATATATTTGCGTCCAATTCAATTATCATTGGATAATGGTCTGAATTATAAGTTCCACATGACTCTGTATATCCATGATATATATACGCCTTTTTGATTTTATTGTTTAAGAATGGGGTTATCAATATGTGATCAATGAGAGAAAATTCGGTTGGCACAGAAACACAATCCTTATTCTTATCCCACCAATCAGAGAAACGTTTATTTTGTGGTATTTTTTCCTCTGCAGTTTTCAATTCATACTTATCAGCATGGGTTCCGAATTTGCCTTTCATGATATCTAATACATGTGACGTTGGTTTATTATTATTTGCATCCATTATATCCCCATCAAAATCATTGAAATCTCCGAGAACTATGATTTCATATCCTTTAACAATATATTCATAAATAACATTTTGAAGAAGTTGGGCTTGGGCTTCTCTCTGAGCGCACCTAGAAGAATCTGTTGGAAACGCTACAAAATGAGCTCCTACAAATAAAATATTGTGTCCGTAGAATTTGAATTCAGTAAAATAATGTTTACTTACACCAGATAGTTTTGATTGTCCAGTATATCCGCATTTTGACCCACTAATAGGATATTCTATTTTTTCTTCTGTTCTAAAGAGATTGATATTTGGATCAATCCTTGTTAACATTCCCACGTTTTGTCCGGTTGCCGTGTCAGTGCCTTTTTTTAAGTAAGATTTATAGCCAGATGCCTGTCCAATACTAGCTACTAATTGGTTCAATTCGTCGCAACCTTCTACCTCACAAAAATTAACAATATCGGGGTTCAATTCAGTGATAAGTTTTGAAACGGTTTCCAGATGAGTTTTCGCCTCGCTCACATTTTTCCAACTACAACCATCACCTGGACAATTTGATGCAGCAAAATAATCAATAAAAAACCATTCTACATTATATTGCATTATCTTGAAAGTTGGTTCTTTATTAACAATGCGATTAACGGGTATTGTTGGAACAATATAGCATTCTGTGTCTGACTTTCCAACTGTTAGAAGTCCAACGAAGAGAGAAATAAGTATTTCTTTAAGTTTCATATTTAATATATTATATTATTTTTTATTATTACTTGTATAAAAAAATTGATATATAAAATATTAATAACATATATATCAATTTATATGATTTCTCCTGTTAATAACGTTCAAATTGAAACTAATATTCAAGAAAATTATGTTTTATTCTTTGATGGGTGTTGTAAAGGTAATCCTGGGCCGGGAGGAGCAGGGGCTGTCTTATATAAAGACAAAATTGAAATTTGGTCAGACAGTATATTTGTAGGCAAAAAAGTTACTAATAATATTGCAGAATATACTGGGTTAATTATTGGCTTAAAACAAGCAATAAAAGTTGGCATTAAAAATATTAAAGTTAATGGAGACAGTCAACTTGTAATAAAACAAATGACCGGCAATTATAAAGTAAACTCTGAAAATTTGATTGAATTGTATAAGACAGCAAAACAATTAGAAAAATCGTTTGACAGTATTTCATTTAATCATATTTACCGAAAAGACAATAAACGCGCAGATTCATTAAGCAATGATGGGTTGGTTACAAAGTTGGCAATTGACTAGTATACTTTTTACAATTTTCAATTTACAATTTTCAATTTTCAATTTTCAATTAAGGATACATTTAATCTTGGAGGAGATTTATATTTTAAAAAATCAATTTGTTTTGTTGTTGTTGGAAATTCATCATAACCGTAAATGTCTTGTAACATAAGCCATTCAAAGAGACCTCCCAAATAAATAAATACGTTTGAAAAACCAAGTTTTACAAGTTGGTCATATTTTTTATAAATCTTGTCATCGCTACAATTACGCCCATAAATTAATATTCTTATGCGTTTGCTTGAATACATGTGATGATTAATTATATTTTCTTCTTTTTGCGCTGGAACTGTATTTAATATTAGGCAATTTTGTTCACATTCTGGAAGAGTATTGATTAACAAATATATGTCTGGATTCTTACACGCAGTCTGTATATCTTCAAAATTAATTTTTTGCATAGACTGAGAATTTCCCATGGATTTATTATTAAATTACATTTAAGTTATGATTCAAATAAAAATTGAACTTTAATCTATTAATAAAAATATAAGAAACGTAAATAAATAGCAATGCAAGAAGCTACAATCCAATCAAAAGAGGAAAAGCGTGCAGCTAATGCGAAAAAACGTCAAGAAGCTGCAGTAAGAAAAATTCAAAAAAAAGAAGATAAAGAAGCAGAATTTCAAAAAGCATTTAATGATTATAATAATGCTAATGAACGTGTAGGTATATTAAGAGAACAAATTAACACACCAATTACAATTATTGGTTCATATGAAAAAATACAAGAGCGAGTCCAACAAATGAAATGTATAATTACAAATTTGAAAGGTAGGCTGGCCCGAGAGATGGTCGTTTTTAGCCGATGTAAAAGAAAATACGACAAACTTATTTATAACAGAAGTTTGGCCTCATCAATTGAGTTGATGAAAGAAGACACACGTAGAATGGTTTCAAAAGAGAAGAAAGCCGCAAAAGAAAGCACCATTTTATCCAATAAACGGATTGATTTGAAAAAGATTTTGCAGCTCCCAGAAGTTATTATTGATATTATTCAATCATATTTGCCGTATGAAACTCGCAATGAAATGATTGAAGAACGATATAAGCCTTTTAAATTGATACATAATAATTTGTCAATAATCACACTTCGTTCCTTTCTCATGCATATTTGCTCACAACCTACTTATTTCACTATTCTAACAAGTAAACAAAAACAAAACCAAATATATGACGTAAATAATTGGCGAAATTGGAATCCGGATTGGGGAATCGAATCCAGAAGGCAATACGTTTTAAATAAACTTGTGCATACAATTCATGTTTTCAAGCTTTTGAATCCAAAAGCAGCATATGAATTTATCAGAATGCTATGTATTTTGATAAAACCTGATAAAAAATACAGAAACATTAAACCTTTAATTAGATTGACATCAATTCCAGTTTAATTAAAATTTACAACAATTTCCACCTTTTCCTTCTTGATGCTCTTGGTTGCAGAGACAGATAGTTCTTCTCTCTTTTTTCTTGTTTTACAATTATTACTTTCAATAAGTTGTTCCTTGCGTTTACTTGTACTATTACGATTGTTCATGTCTTTTTCTATTGTCTCATAATTATCTTCAATATATTGGATTACCTTATTTTCTAAAGTCCATTTGAAAAAATTCAACTGACCAATTGTGGTCTCAATACAAGACGAACCTTTATAAGGAATGCTAATACGGTCCCAGCGACAGAATGGGTCAAATCTTTTTTTACTATATGCCTTTAATTTTAGCTTATAATCAACATAAACCTTGAATCTTCTCAAGAATCCATTAGAATCTTCAAAATTATATAATGTGTAATACTTTTTAGCATAGTTGGTTGCAAACCAATCAACGATTCTTAAGGAAATTTTTGATTCACCGGTAATTATTTTTAGCATAGTATTTAAGTTATCTTCATTCTTATAAAAATCCATCAAGTTATTTAACAATAAATCATTCTGCGTTGTATAGCCACTTGTTGCCATTATTAAGATACTTTGTTGTCTTTTTAAATACTTATTAGCAAAATTTTAATAAACTATCAGTTATTAAAATTTTTATATAACAATAATGTATAATGGATTTGTCTAAACTTTGCACACCTGCTTTGGTTTACTTTGTCCTTGCTGTCATCAGCCTTGTTATTGCCTTGTTCAAAAATTTCCAACTTATGAGCCTTGTTGTTAAAGGTATCTTTATTGCTGCCTGGACTTGGTTCTTGAACTTTTTATGCTCTAAGGGATACAAAGCCATCTCTTGGTTCTTAGTATTGTTACCATTCTTGCTTATGCTTGGTGTTTTCGTAATGGCTGCCGAGGTAGTCAAGACTGCTTCTGCATCAATGATGCCTAATACTCCACAACAAAGAGCAAGAGAGGCCATGGGTATGATGAATATGGGTATGATGAATGGAACAAAATCAATGTAAAAGTTATTTATCTTCTCTAAATTTCTCTTTTTCCAAGGAACTGCTAATAGGTTTTAAAAAATTTTCTTGAACCATTACGTCTTCAATATAATTTCTTTGCATAAATGGATTCATTCCTATTTGACCAATCATTTCTCTCTCAGCCATCTTATTATATGTGTTTTCTCTCTTGTTCATAGGTTTTTCGGTAGTAACAAATACTTGTTGTTCTTCTAAACTCCAAACATCATTTTCAGATAAAAGAGCTTGTTGAAATGCAATATGTGCAGTTTGTTTTAAATTGTCATCATAAACAAATTGGGTTTGACTTTGTTCTTGTCTTTTTCTTTCTTCATGATGTAGTGGCTTCCTTGGAGATTTGTTATATTTTTCTCCATTTGTCCATGTCCATTCTATAAAATCATTCCAAGTTACCTTTTTATTTGATTGTGAATATTCCATTATAATATTAATTTATTATTATAATGTTTAACTTTTAACAATATTTAATTGTTTTGTGAATAAAAATGCATCCTTGTTAGTTCTTCGCCTTTTTAAATTGCATGCTAGACAAGAAATTAATAAATTTCCTTCATTGTGACCTATATCATTATTAATTCTATCTAAAGTCCATTGATTCATTTCTCTCACGATATCATACAATAGATAGGTTTTCTCTAGGCAATAATGACAATGTAATTGACTTTCATGCAAAAGTTTTATTATTTTTTCGGTTTTAATGAACAATGTTTCATTATATCTCTTCTTTAAAATGTCCTGTTGTTTATAATTTGCTGTTTTCTTGTCTATTTGACTTAAAACTTGCTTATGGTAATCAATATTTAAAAAATTGTTAGTTTTTCCTAGCAAATCTTTAATAATTAATTCTTGGTTCTCTAATAAATAATACTCTTCTGGAAGACCCATTTTTTCAGAAGCTTTTCTAATTTTTACGACCTTCTCTTCTTTTTTTAATTTATTTATTTGATATCTATTGGACGTTCCTAGAATTGTGATTTTCTTTTCGTCATCCATATTTAATAACTAACTAAAATTATTTTTTTTTTATTTTTTTTTATTTTTTTTCTAATTTTTCTAGTTTTTTATTTTATTTTTATTAATTTTTCTATTCTTTTTGGTCAGCAAACCTTAACAAAATAATATCTATATATTGAAAAGTGAATTAAACTTAAAACTATATAGTATAGTATATGACGACCCTAGAAAATAAAAACGAGGAGTGTATTGAACTGAAGAATATTAAGTATAAAACAATGCTACTGAGTGGCACTGTTATGCCAGAAACTAAATCATCAAGTGACCTAAGTAATTTGGAAAAGTTTTTGGAGGATAATAAAGCAAATAAGCAAAACGAGCCTTGGAGTAAATTGGATAAAACAATAAAAACAAAGAAACTCATTCAATACACAGAAGAATATGCAAAGAAAAATAATTTAACTTCGGAAGAAGAAACCTGCTTATGCGCATTTTTAAAAGATAGTTTGGATAGGAAAAAACTGCAGAGAGTGAAAGACGTTGAATATGATAAATTAACTGGAGAAATAAAGGATATTCCTGCATTGCAATTTAATAAAGCAACAAATCATTTTACGCTCAAAAATATTGACAAACGCGTTTCAACCTTGAAAAGTTTGCCACCAAAGAAGGGAACAAAGGGAACAGTTAAAAGCGCGTCAATTATCATTGAAAACTCTGATTCAGATAATGATAATTGTTAATAATATAAACAGATAACAATATAATATATAGTATACTATTATGTTGTTGGGGGAGCTTGAAGAACTAGTGGATGTTATAGATGACATTATTCCAGAAGAAGATATAGCATTAATCTCTGCAGAAGAAGAACAAGATATTATAAATACAGCTATGTTGTTATTAACAGATTACATTGATGAAAATCCCTCTGCAGTTTCTGAACCAGATTTTCACGATACAATGATTGAAAACGTTAAAGAATTGTTGTTTATGCATTTTGACAATTTTTTTGACACTAATGCTGATTTGGAAGAAGAACTTGATGATATTATTGATATTGCAGTAGATTTGTTTTATATACAAATTATTCCAAGACGGTCTTATAATGACACTTTTGAAAAGAAGATGAACAAGCTAGAATTTGAACGTGTTAAAGCTAGATTGGTTGAGTTGGCAAATGTGCCACAATCTATGCAGAGGTCAAAAGAGTGGTATGAAACCAGACATAGACTTATTACTGCAAGTAATGCATATAAAGCATTTGAGAATGAATCTGCAAGAAATCAGTTAATTTACGAGAAATGTCAACCTCTTCTTATTGAAGATTTGGATTCAAAATCTGAGTTTGTTAATACGACAACGGCGATGCATCATGGTCAAAAATACGAGCCTGTATCAGTTATGTATTATGAAGACCGGTTTAATACAAAGATTGCTGAATATGGTTGCATTCAACATGACACCTACAACTTTCTAGGAGCTTCTCCAGATGGAATTGTAAGCGACCCATCTTTGCCAAGATTTGGAAGAATGCTTGAGATTAAGAATATTGTAAACCGTGAAATAGATGGTATTCCGAAGAAGGAATACTGGATTCAGATGCAATTGCAGATGGAAATTTGCGATTTAAATGAATGCGATTTTCTAGAGTGCAGGTTTATTGAATATGGTTCGCAAGCCGATTTTAATGCTGATGGAACGTTTCTTACATCCGAGAAGGGGGAAAAGAAGGGAATAATTATGTATTTTTCTTCAGCAGATGGTAAACCAAAGTATGTGTATAA